GTAGTGCAAAGTCCTTCCCATGTACTAGTCCCTCGCTTGGAACTAGCTCGAATAAAAAAAGGGCCAAGGCTTGCTTCATTAAGATGGAACCGCTGCCTTGTAACAGCGTGTTGAGGGCAGTCCGTTGCGCGGAACTGGCTCTACGTCCGTCAGGTAAAGTCACATAGCCACGATCGGCTGCTTGCTTCTGTACCTGCTCAATTAACGCCCCAAGGCCCAAAACGCCAGACTCAATACGTGATCTGGCCGCCTTTCCAAGAGCAGGGAAGGAACTCTTGGCAGGAACTGGTTGACCGGCTTGCTCTAAATCATCGGCAACGATAGACCCTATCTTTGTATCTCCGGCCCCATAGATCAGGGCGTAGTACAGAGTCTTAGCGTTGTCTCTTGATTTGAGACCGGCTGCTTTCATGTTGATGGTGTGTGGATCGGTGCCTTCTTCCTTCTTACCGCGCAGTACGGCTTCGGCATAAGCACCTTTGTCGTACCTGTATAGGTAGCTGGCAAGCATACGAAGCTCAAGCGCGTCAGCATCACAACCGACTAACACCTGGTCTTGGTCAGGAATCCACAGCGAACGCATGGCTTTAGACTTATCGACCTGGGCCATGTTAGGTCGTGAGTGCGACATCCGGTGAGTACGTGAACCGCAGCTCCTGACATAGCCGTGCATACGACCTTGCTTGTGTAGCTTTAGCCAGGCATTACGCCCCTCAGATAGCATTCCCTGCTGCTTTGTCTTGCGAAAGTACTCACGCAGTAAACGTGCTTCGGGGTAGTCCAAGTTACTGAGCGTGCCTTCATCAAGCTTAGGCCGACCATCGTCAGTAAAGTCGGTGGGTATCCAGCCATACTGTACGTTCAGTCTGCGAGCTACTTGTTGGCGACTGCCTGGGTTGAATAGGTCGTGACTGCACCGACAAAGGGGTGCGCCTTTTACGTAGCCTAGCTTTCTGTTGTTGACGCTGGGCTCCCACTTATCGACGTTTCGCCAGGTGCGGGTCTTGAAGTCCCACGATCCGGTGACCGGCTTGAACTCATGGGAAAACACCTTGCCTAGCATTTGCTCAAGCGAGCTGATGTCTTCGGTAAGCTTGACGCTTAGCTTCTCAGCGTTCTGCACGTCAAACCTAAAGCCGTGGTTCGACTGTAGGGCTAACGCTTGCTGTACTTGATGCTCGAGCTGTATCGCAGGTCGGTAGTCGTTACCGCCTCGGTACAGGGTTTTAAGTTTGTTTTGTATAAAGCCGTACACTCTAGCGGTGAGCTGAACGTCACGCTCGAGATAGACCTTCATCTCTTCGCTGTACTGACTAAAGTCTTTGAAGTCTCCCTTGGGGAAACCAAACTGCTTACCAAAGCTGGCTAGGGACAGCGACACACGCGATGGCTCTACTAATGCGGCCATCGTCATGGTGTCCCATACCTGGTTAAAGACGACTGTATCGGGATAAAGCTTGTTGATGGCTGGCATGTCATAACCGATAAAGTTATGACCGATAAGCCGCTCGGCAGCTTTAAGCCTGTCTAAGCCTTCGCGTATGCTTGGAAGACTCGGATCGTCGTCGGTGTACGTTGTTACGTACGCTTCGCCGACAACTGCTACGCCAATACAATGTATTCTGGTTAGCTCTGGTAACAGCCCGTCTCCCTCTATATCTACGACGAGTTGTTCCATGATGTTTCCCCTACGGTAAGTCTGTCAGCACCAAGTGGTCCTCTAGACTGATCGTAATTTTTGTATTTGGTGATCGTTTGCGGCAGTCCAGGACAAACCGCTTCATAGCGCGGACACGCATACGTTGTGCTAAAGCAGCCCCACGCTTTTTGTCGTAGGCCTCCTCAGCAGTGTTGACTAGCTTGAGAAGCTCAGCCGGGGTTAGCGTTGTTTGCACTGAATGCGCTCCTTAATTTCTCTGTCTACATACATATAAATGAGGCGAGCCAGGGGGTGATTAGGGAGGTTGTCTGCGTCCTTATCTAAATCGAAAGCTGATAGCTCGCGCGCGATAGATTTAAGGACTACACCAACGATTAGGTCGCTGCTCTTCTCGAGGTTCTCATCGATGACGGTAGTCAGCTCATTTGCAAATTGTCGTTTGTTCACGTTGATCTCCTCTCAAAATGGAATGTTTTCGACGTCAGTCGAATCGAATGAAACGTCATAAGGTTTTAAGCGCCCCGTGTGTCGTTCGTAGCGAGCCTGTCCCGCAGGACCAACTACACCAAACGGTCTGTTCTTTAAAATTCTGAAAGAGGTGACGTCTTGTTTTTGTTCATCGTCGTCTTGTTGGTTACGCTCAGACGCGATGACGACATCACTGAGTTGCTCGAGACCGGCTGAGCCTCGTAGGTCGGTAAGGCTGACCTTGCCGCCTTCGTTAAAGCTGTCTTTACCAGCGTTACGTCGGAGGTGTGACACCGCGATGAGGCCTACACCTGTCTGCTCTACAAACTGGCGAAGATTAGTCATCAGTAGATCAAGCGTCTTTCGCTCTTCGACCTCGAGGCCGGAGACGACCATGCTGACGTGGTCTAGGACGATGAAGTCGCACTCGCAACCGATCGCCATATAACGAAGCTTGGTCATGAGGTTGTCGACGGTACAGCTACCCCAGGAATCGTAGAAATCACTAAGCGCTACGATCTCGGTCATCGACTTGTCCCAACTAGGCTGGTCCAACATCGTCGGTGATTCCATCAGATCACCCAAAGGTATGTTGTTGTCGATCGACACCAGACCCTGGATAGTTTTGCGGTAGCTCTCCTCGAGCATCACCCAGCCAACCCGCTGCTGGTAAGCGCTTATAAGGTTGTAGCCAATCTCCCTGGCTAAAGTCGACTTACCGATGCCGCTACCGGCAGTAAGTAGGATGAGCTCACCCTTACGAATGCCGCGAAGTGCCGAATTGATACCGCTATAGGTGATGTCAAAGCCCTTGGGCGTAGCTTTAATGATCTCAGTAAAGTCGACCTCAAAGCCGCGCTTGATGCCGTCA